TTCACGCTCAATCGTGCTTTCCACCCATAGGATGTAGGCACGGAGAGCGAGGTTAATTGTGGTTAATAGATTCAATCCTTTTTAAAGGTATTGATAAGCCCGATAAGAGCAAGTCCACCAGCAAGGATAGCACTTTGCTGCTCAGGAGTAAGGCTAATACCGAGTGCCATTGCAATAGCGATGATACCGCGCCAAGTAGACTCCTGTTTCAAGTATGTGATAATTGTTTTCATATTGTTATTTCTTCTTCTTCAAGAGATTGTAAAGGGTGACGAGTGATACGCAGATGAGCAAGGACGTGGACGTTGTCTTTAATGCCCAGTCAAGCTGTTCCTGAAACTGTGTGATGACACCAAGTGCCGATGCTGCCGAACCGATAACTCCGTTCACTAGATTGTATGTTGCGCTATGTTCGTGCATGGCATTAACTGAATTGAATGAAGGCCATGATGATGACTGCCATCGCCAGCAATGCCGTCCAAGTCAACATGATGTTGGATGGCTCCTTTGGACTGTATGGATAGGTCTTTCTCATTTCGATTTCTTCTTACCTGAGACCTTTACCTTGCCGGAGTGCAACTCCCTCTTGAGCTTATTCTGCTGGGTTGACGACAGCGGTGAACCCTTCGAGAGAAGGTATCCAACTTGCTTCTTTGATTTTGTCTTAGCTTTCATATTATGACCAAAAAACAGTTGGTGTATTTTCGTAACCATCTGGACGAGGGATAGGGGTTTCGTTACCATCCTCGTCCGTTACAGTCCAAGTGGATGCCCAGTAGATGAACGGGTCAGCACTGGGAGGCACGGGGATGCCCACAAGGTCGCGGAATAGCACCCACCAGTCAGCACCGTCATGTTCACCGATCTCGTGCAGGGCGTATTCGTGGGTTACTAGGGTCGTCTGGATGACTCCATCGACTTCAACGGCAAATCCATTGGCAACGCCGAATTGTTCAGCGACTTCCTTGGAAGGGAATTTTAGTAGGTAGTCGATCATACGGTGAGTGCTTGAAGTTTGGTGTTTGAAAGGCGTTTCTTGTAAAACTTAATACTATGAATCCATCCGTTGAGTTGACCGTTTAATGGGTAGTTTGTTCCAATGTTCATTTTATTCAACGTCAACACAAACGCGTTAGATGAAGTAAGAGCAGCGGCTCCGTTAAATGAAGCTGCATAATCACCTGATTTAATTGCTGTTGCTACTTTATATTCTGAAGATCCAGAAATTCCAGTTGAAAAAATAATTGCAGCACCAGCAGCACCAATATTTTCAGTTGTTGCCCCTCGATTAAGGTTAATGTTTGTAGCAAGTGTACTTGAACTTAGCGACCAACTATTTTGTCCAGTTTGAGCGGCAATTCGCGACCCTCTAAAAAACACAGTTGCGTCAACACCGTTCCAGATACTTGAGAAGTTGCTTCCGTCGATGCTGCACACATCCGCACTGCGAACTACGGACGCTGCAAGTGTCGGGATGTAGGATGTTGGGAAGGAGCCTGCTTCGATTTGACCTCCCCAGACAAACCAATGAGATGATGTATCTCCAGCAAACGCTGTGGTAGGTCGTCCGAAGTTACCTAGTCCAGTTCCGCTTTGTGATGATCCAACCTCTACGAACGCAGCAGTTATCCCAGTCAAGACAACATTGGGTATTACAACCCTATACCAACCGTTACCAGCAGATGAGATACTTGCAGAACCAGATGTTGCGCTGGTTCCGATTTTTGTTTGGGTAATACTTCCTGTTTCTAAGTCAACAATACAAGCACTATGAAATTCATTGCCAGTAAAGTTCACATAAGTTACATAAACATACCGCTGAACTCCTTGCTTGACATAAATGGAACACGAATGAGAAACTCCAACAGATATAGTTGTAGATGCCGACTGGAGCGCATGAGAAACAAATGAGGCTGAAGTAGCTACCACCCTTGTCGCGTTAGTCGATCCGTCTGGGGATGTGGTGTTGTTATTCGTTTGAGTAGCTGACGCTGTTGTCCAACCAGTTGAAGTTGAACTCTGTAAAGTCAAATTCGTCCTCGCCTCCTCGATCAGCAAGCCCTTGCACGCGAGGGTGACGGGATCGTGGTCGAAGCGTGGTTGGTAGACCGCTGCGGTGGTGGTGGGGATGTAGGCGCGGGCGAATTCGTGACGTTCTAGTTGCGCGCCCCAGACAAAAATACTAGATACCCCATCACCTGTGTAACTAATTATATTAGTAGTGCTTTCATTTAAATAAACTACTGCATCTAATCTAGTGCTTGTGTCGGTATCAACAATAATAGATGCTCGATACCATCCATCTCCTACTGATGTTACAGTTGATGATGTCATAGTAAATCCAGAACCTGTCCCAATAGCTATATTGCTTGCTGTAACAGTTCCACTTGTTGTGAAAATAGCACACCTTCCGCTTGATACTCCGTTTGTTAAAGCAACAGTAAGATTCCTAGTTCCGATTGCGTTCTTATAATAAACACTAAACAAATAAGTGCCAAAACCTCCGGATTTTGTTGTTTGTTGTGAAACATAACGAAGTGCGTTTGCTGTGTTTTCAATTAAACTATCAGCGGTATTTAATCCGTTAGGAGATATTGCTGTATTAGTGCTGACATTTATTTGAGTTTTTGACCAAGACACATTCCCAAAGTCTTCACTTTGCAATACAAGGTTCTCACGAGCATACTTAACCTGCCCCAAGTTATTAACGAACGTAGCACCGCTTGCCCGTGTGAACGTAGGGGTTGGGCCTTTGCGTGCGGTTAAGGTCTTGTCCGCTGCGAACTGAAGATCGAGGGATAGCTTGTCAGCATTAAGCGCACCTGCCCCACCAAGCATATTTCCTAAAGAATAATTCATATTAGTAACTCCAACGTGATTGCATATTCGCGTTTGTTTGAATACGTGTTGATACTAAGGCAGTAGAACGCATTTCGTCAATCCTGATAAGTTCATCGGTCAATTTATCCATTGCCTCTTGGTCAGCCACAACAGCCTTTTCCATCTGCCCTTCAGCTCTAAGCCAATCGGAATAAGTTCCGTGTGCTAGATACTCAAACCATTCATCGGGAATAGATGTAGTTGTTCCGCTTGTGCCGTCACCATAAACGGCTGTTGTTTGCTTCTTGTAAGTAACAAACGCTGCCGAACTATTCAACGAACCATCAGTAATTTTTGCCCCGTTAAAATCAACGTAGAAGTCAAAGTCCTGTGCGCTCTCCAAAACATAAGGCTCAGTTCTGTGAATCAGAATAAAGGTGTCAACCGAATCCAAACCAGATTCAGTCCAAGGCACATAGCCGTTTGTTACGGTTCTGGATTCACCTACTACCAAAAAGCGAGGCCAGAAGTTACTGGCACGATACGCTCTTTTAGCACGGCTGTTAATCATCGCTTTAATCCTTGGCAACTCAATAGCTGCAAACTCAACGCCACAAAGTGACTTAATTAACGGAAGAAGATCAGTTGTGTAATTTTTAGTTTGCATCTATTCTCTGGAGGTTAAATCTCACGCATTGTAGAAATCTTGTTACTCGCCATTGTTGGTTCATACTTTTGAAAATCCTTGATAAACTCCCTGTCGTTCCAACATTCAACGCCGTATTTTTGTGCCATTTGTAAATACTCCCTTTGTGGGATTTCAGCTAGGTGGGTCATTTTTGCGCCCTTACGCCTGCCTCGTTCGCGGTAATCTTTGGCGATTTTAGCTGCCTCGATTTCACGTTGTCTTGTAATATCTTTTTTAAGTTGCTCGCCCGTAATAATCTCACGGATAAGAGCATGTGTCATTGCTTCTTCGCTTGGTTGAAGGATCATGGTTTGTGAAAGAGTATAGGTGACGGAAGGGATAGAACCTTCCGCCACCCATGGATTTAATTAGAAGCTGCCTGGATCAATAACTCCGACAACAACAATCACTTTACCAGCAGTAAGGCTGGAAACAGTGCCATTCCACTCAGCCAGAATTGGCTTGGCGGTATCGGAAATGCCAACAGGCTTCCAACCAGCGAGGTAGGTGCTGTTACCAGCAACCTGAACGCAAGCATCACCAGTATTGCAAGCAGGAGTGCCACCATCGGCATCCCATGCGTCAATGAACTCATCTGGATCGGCAGCAGTCGTGCCAACGTCCAGAGTGATGTCAGAAGCACCGACAAGAGGAATTTCCTCATAAGCATAAGCAAATGCAACTGCACCGCCAGCAGGAATAATCCCAATAGTTTTTTGGTTGGAAACAGTAGCGTTAGCTTGGATTCCAGTGTATTCAGCAACATACACATACGTGCGAAGGGCTGATTCGTTATTAACAAGTTGATAAGCACTCATAGTATTATTTTTTATTTCTTATTGGTTAATTAGTATGCAATTTTACCGTGTGCTTGTGGGGATTTACAAACAAGCGTAAGTGCGGTTTTAACGAATCCACGCTCACCTGCGCCTTGGTTCTCAAGAGAAACAGACTCAAGTGGAAGCAACGTGCCAATACCAAGATACTTAGGATCAAGGACATAGCCGATGTTGGTGGTAGCGGTTGGCATACATGCTGGGTTGCCGTTCACCAGTTTGATAACACCGAAGTCGGTATCGAAGAGCGATACGCTAAGGGTGATCTTACGGGAAGTTGCTTCCTCGTTCACATTGTATGCGGTAGCGGTGGTCGTTCCTTCAGCACGGGTGAAGTTTGCGATCACTTTACGAAGAGCCACGTTAGCGACCATCGTAAGGTTGCCCATCTCACCAGTTTCCGAGAAGATGCTTCCAAGAAGATCATTCAGGGTTTTTTCGGTAAGGGTAGCAGATTTGATTGAACCAGCAGGAGTGCGATAACCAGCAGGCACATCAGATGGTCCAGCCGAGTCGATCCAGTCACCAAGACCACGGAGTTTGTATGGGTTCACACCATCTTCAGCTTGACGGTCATTGGCAGAAGCAATAGCGAACTCGATGTCGCGTTTGATTTCGCGCAATGCTTTAGCTTTAGCTTGGGCAACGTCAGCAGGGCCAACGCTTGCAACTGCGTTTTGCAGGTCGGAAACGAGGTAGTCCTTGCGGAAGATTTGGGTGTAGTTACCAAGGCGAGCGCGATTAGCAAACTTGTTGCTGAAAGCACTAACATCGGAAGTCTCGTTGATACCATCAGCAGATGGTGCATCAAGACCGTCAACAACCCATTCGTGAAGAACACCACTTGCTTTTGCTTTACCGCAAAGGGAAGTAATAGGGGTTTGTTCTGGCTCAAGCATGGTCAACATCGAAGAAAGATCTTCGCGGTTACCTTTGTTTGCGCCAACGGAGGAACTCGTGCTAGGCACGGTTGGTTGATAAGTAGTTGAAATAGGCATAATTTTAGGTGTTTAGAATTTTAACTTCATTTATATTTTTGAGCAGCAATCCAATCTTCAGCAGAACCACTTTGCTCAAACCGTTTCATCGCTTCAGCATATTTGCTTGTTTGTCCCTGCCCTTGCCGTGATGTGCCAGCTCCAACAGGGGAAGCGGGTGGATTCACCTTCAACTTCGTCCCTGCGCCTTTGACCACTTTCTTTGCAGTTCCAAACTTCGACCTTGCGGCGTGAGCTAAGATATATTCTATTTGAACCCCTAACTCTGGTTGCGTTTGTTTAAGCTGTTTAACCAATGGATCATTTACAAGTTGACTGTATGCCTTACCAATTTCCGATTCCTCGTCATTGATTTCTGGCACTTCTGCTTTAGCCGCTTCTTGCCATTGCTGGTTAGCCGTTTTGTAGCTTTCCAACTTCTGCAAGTGTGCTGCTTGGGCGGGTAGAAACTTAGCTATCGCGTCCCTTGCATTACGATTTGCGAGCTTAATCTGTTTCTTGGTGAACTGCTCATTATTAACTTCGATAATATCATCGTTGCCATAATCGTCATATTCCTCAAGCAACCGATCCGTAATTTCCAAAGTCCCTTCAAAGGCCTCATACTTAGCTGAAATTTCTTCAACTGTATTAAGATCCTTAAACGGATTCTTCTCTTGCGGAATTTCTTTAACCTGGGGCTTTGATCCAATTTCCTCTAGCTGGGACTGCAATGCTTTCTTCTGTGCGGTCAGTTCCCCGATCCGTTCAAGAAGACGGCTCTTGCCTTTCTTCGCTAGTGCTTGGATCTGCTCTGGTTCAAGACTAAGCAGGTCGATTTCGTCAGTTGCTTCAGCTTCATAATCTTCCTCTTCGGCTTCTTCGGATTCTTCCAACTCACTAGCTTCTTCAAGCTCTTGTTCTGGCTCATCCTCTGAAACTTCTTCGGTTTCAATTTCGGCTTCTGCTTCTTGTATGTTTCCATTAGTTAGCTGCATAATCAACGCATCTGAACTAAGGTTGTCTGATACACTGGAATTATCCTCCCCAGCGGTAGAGTCTTGGTTTGCTTTCATGTTTTTTTACACCAGTTTGCGCCTTGGCGGTGGCGATGCGTAATCATTAGCAAATTACTAATCATTAGTCAAACACTAATGTAAAACGATTGTTTGCATCAAACCACAAAAAGAAACGCCCCGTCAGAATTAACCAACGGAGCGTTCCCCACAACGAACAAAAGAAGTCAAGGTAGCTAATGGCTTTTACCCCACTAGCCACCTTGCACAAACCACAAACAGAAAAGACACTAACTATTTGCGAAATCAGAAATACACTATTGTCTTTTTATGTCAAGCGTTTGCAAAAGCTCATCCATCGTAGCAATACTGCCAGCCAGCTTCATTACATCATTAGGTGCTTCAGCCTGCCTCATATCGCCAAAGAAACGATCACGCTCGTCACGGATAAAATCCAGAATCGTTTTGTATTCATCGCGGTCACTTAAGGCAATCACAGATTGTTCTAGCGTTGGTCTTGGAATCATTAGTCTTTTAGTAAGGATTATTATTTACGTTTGGCTTTTTTCTTAGGCGCACGGCTCATCTTGATTTCAATCTCGACATAGCCTTTATCTTTCTTGCCTTTCTCGTATTCCTTGCTTTCGTGGCCGCAGCCGCATTTTTTGTTTTTCATAAAGTTATCTCATTGATTTATCTCCTTTGCAACGCCATTTTTTACGACTTAACTGGTTCGGTGAGTTTTCATCGCTACGCCAATCTCCTTTAATGGCATTTGATCTCTTGCAATATGCGTCTGCCTTTTTCGTAGATGGTCTAATACGGTCTTTGCCATCGCTAGACATTCCTGCCAAGCCATAGCGGATCGTGTTTTTCCTTCCCGTCTCAGGGTTGGTCACTACTTTCTTGAACCGTTTCTTCATGGGTTACTTGCGCTTGATCTTACGCTCTTGTTTCAGCATTTCCTTAGTAGGCTTCTTGCCAGAACCTTTTGCTGCTCGAATGTTATCCCACATTCCACGTTGGGAAACGCTGCCGTCTTTTCGTTTAATTATTTCTTTTTTCATAGATTACTTCCTTAATGGTTGGCGAATTTTAATAGCGTCATTTACCATATCAACCATTGTTTTAGGTTTGTTCTGTTTCTCCCATTGTTGACGTATGGAATCAGCAGCCTTTTGTTGTTCTGGCGTTACATCTCCAACAGAAGTATCACCAGTCAAAATTCTTGCAACGATTGTTTCTTTTAGTTTTCCTACATTTTCTGGCTTGCCGTATTCAGTTCCACGAAAAGACTCAAATTGTTTATTTGTTGGATTAAAATTAAGTTTAGGCTTAGTTTCATCCATAAAATGCCTAAGTCTTTCATTTTCAATAAGTCCTCTTTGTTGTTCTGGATTTAATCCTGAATATGGATTAACCATCACACGTCTTTCTCCATCATATCCATTTAATCCTGCACCAACCGCCATTCCAGCTACTGTTGGATTCTTTTTAAAATAATTTAATGTTTCTTTATCTGGCTGAACTACTGGGTATTTTACATTTTCTACATTAGTAGTTTCCATTAAAGGATTACGCTTTATGGGTTGGTTAAATGCTTCAAATAGATTAGGCATAATTACTCTCCCATATTCTGAGTTGATACGCCGCCTACGTTAGCCTCTTGCGTTCCGATGCGACCTGTGACTGCGTTCTGTGCTTGCATCATCATCATCTGATATTGACCAATGTATTTTTGCATACGTGCTGCAAACGCCTCATCGTTTTGCAATCTAGCTGCAACGTCTGGCTGTTGTGCGTAGGCTTGGACAAGCTGCATTGCAAACTGCGCTCCATTTGGACGGGCTGGCATCTCAATACCTGAGTAAATCTTAGCCAAGTCATCAGACACATCTTTAAGCATCTTGTCTTGTGCTTCCTCAACAGGTTGCAGAACGTAGTCAGCAAGGAATGGATTGATCTGTGCTGCAAGAAGCTCAAGCAGTTTGTTCACGTCAATACGTCCATTACGGTCAATTTGCATCAAGGTAGCCATGTTCTTCATTTGCATCTCAACTGCCTCTGGGTCAGTCTCACGGGTATCAAAAGATACCATAATACTGAAGTTATCATCAGCGTCACCTTTGGTCATCACCTGTGGATCGGGGCTGCCCGTAACTTGGAAGAACACTTCATCAGGCCCCATTCGTTGAAATAATTTAAATGCAAGTGCAAGAATATCTTTAACGTGATCGAGATATTTATTAACCACAAATTGCTGGCGAAGTGCTGAAAGCGGGTTATCAAGATCAAGACCAACAGCCTTGTCAGCCTGCACAATCATCTGTGCCTCAATACGCTCACTGCCTGGATCAAATGGTGGAGTTGGGCCATATGCAATCTCACCTAACCTTCGGTAAGGCAAACGTCTACCTGGCCCCCATTCTTTCGGTGGATGTCCCGCTGGGTGGAAGATCGGTGGCAATGTTGCCATACTCGCCCTGTCAATTCGGCTATCACGCTCAGTCTTAACCTGCCATTGTGGGCCACGGAGAATATCGGCAAAGGAAGTAGTTTCATACATCCTTTTCTGGTTGTCATTCAAACGTGTTACAATAAATGGGTAATCATCGTAGCCGTTAAGCAGTTCGTGCTTTGCGTATTTTTCGGCATCGGGGTGGAATACAGTGCAGTAAATGCCTTCGCTTCCATCTTCCTCGTCAATCAAACGCTGGTAGGCATAAACCACCATAATCAAATCTTCGTCATCATCCAAGTCACGCTGTTGTGAGCGTTCGCTTGCTGTCTGGTGATCCATTGAATCAGTGCCTTTCAGCTTCTCAATAGCCTCGTCAACCCATTCTTTATCCCAGCCCTCGGTGGCAACTTTCTTTTCAAGTTCTTGGGCGGTATAGAACGTGCGCCAGAATACGTATGGTGCGCGTTGTGGGTCTGTAACGTAGGATGGGAATAGGATCTCGCCATCAGGCTCACAGCTTTGAACGATAGGGCAATCAACGCTCATCCTCGGAATACTCACCTCGGTAACGCCCATCATACGAAGTTCAGAAACAGCCTTCTTAACACGTTTCTTACTCATTTCAGGGTAAGCGTTTGCAACAAATGCTTCAGCCTCGTCAATGTTGTCCCCAAGAAGAATATCCACAAGCTCAGGCATTGCTGCCTCAATCTCTTGCAGACGAACTATTTGTTTAAACGTGCGTTTCTCACGCTTCCAGCCCACGTAAGATACCATGATCCCTTTCTCAAGCAGGTGGTTCGCCCCCAATTCCATCTGTTTCTTGAAGTCTGGAATGTAGCTTTTACGCATCCATTTCAAGAACATAGAAACCACGGAAGCCTTGGCCATCGAAGCATGGCTAGTTGGAAATGCCTTAATATGGCTACGATCCAAAGCCTGTGTAAGCAACGCAACATACGTGTCAATTCTTTCACCAACGATATTAACCTCCATGTCGGAAGCACCATCCCACGGGAAAGCATTAGCTCCGCTCTTACGCATATCGCCAGACTTGCCTGGCCACATATTACGGCGGTCATTGTATGCACGTTCGCACGATTCGATGTATTGCTCTTGATCTAGCTTCGCTTTATCGTAAGCGTATTGCAAAGCACTAATGTTCGGTTTATTTTGAACATAGGTCAAAGCTACGTCAATGTCTGATAATTCATCACTCATGCAAAGAACTTGTAATGGTTTTCTCCCTCTTCGTCAATCTTTGTTCCTTTAACCCATTTTCCTACCAAACTAGGAGCAATGGATTCTTTAGGTGCTTTGACGTAAGCCAAGACATGATCTCTAGTTGTTCCTTTTAGCCATATTCTATTTGGGCATTGTTTAATTACAAAGATTTCAACAGCTTCTTTGCTGGCGATTTCAGTTTTTTCAACGGATTCTTTTTTCTTGGGTCTACCCCTGCGTTTATTTTCCATAATTTTAATATCCTCCTGCACCTTGTCTGGTTACTTGTAAGTGGTGTGCTTCTACGTGGTCAATGTCATAGATCGCTGCATAACGCAAGCAATCTAGTGGGTCTTTCCACGCTTCTTTTAAGCCTTGCTCACCTGTGTATTCTGATAATGCACTAATAATGTTTCTGCACTCTTCACTTACGTAGAATCTTGGACGATTTATACTGTCCATTGGCTTGCTTGTATCCCAACTCATCTTAGAAATCAAGGCTTGTAATCCGTCCTCAATGTCTAAACCTGGGGCTGGTATGCAGATAATGTCGTTTTCTGCCAAATCCTCAATGATCGAGCTGCTGCCATCTTGGGCTTGATACTTGGCTGCACCAAGGCGAGGGTCGATAATTCTGTTGTAGATTTCTTCTTCATCCTCAAGCTCATGGATCAAATCCACGTAATCCTTCATCCCGTAGCCTAGCCCTTTTGCCCCTTCGCCTGGCATCCATTTGCCACCCTTCCACTCTGCCCAGTCTCCGATAGTTGTGTCAGGCCATTCCCGATAAACGTAATACGTTCCGCTGCCATCAACGGCAATCCAAGCCATAAACCAGTTTTTGCTGCCAGCAGGGTCGATAATGTGGTAACGGGTAATTCCTTGGGTTGGAATCATCTCCTGCGGTATTACGTTCACCTCTTTGTTGAACTTAGGGAATTTGGTAGCCTGAGACTTCACAGGAACGCCGTATGCCCGAATCAGTATCTTTTCCCTGCTTTCGTTCTTTAGGTCGCTGGCAAGACGTTCGTAGCCGCTAAATGGGTTATCCTTAGTATGGAAGTAATGGATCGAGGCGTTACGTTTATGGCTACGCTGGATGTGCGGAAGAATCTCTCCGTTCAAAAGCTCTGCCTCCTTGGTGGCAATAGTCTTAGCTTTGTCGAGATAGTCTTTGATAACATCTGTCCAGCCGTCAATAGGGGTAAAGGTCACAAGCATCTTACTATTCCGTGTAGCTAAACGGAAACGCATCGTGTTAATCAGATCATCTCCCAGCAGATACTCGTCTAGCCACGCCCCGATATTATGCCACTTCGCACTCTTAGAACCAAGTTCCGCACCCTCAATAAAGGTAGGGTTATTCTGATACTGCGAGTATGTCTTGAAAAGAATCTGGCTTTTGTTCGGCAGGATAAGGCTGTTGTCGGTAAAGCCGTTCTTCAGCGTGTAGCTAATGTAAGCGTTGCTACTGGTTTGCTTTACCCGATACTCAGGTGGTAGCCAGTTATACACGGCACTTTGCTGCTGCCTGATGCTAACCTCGGCACTCTGGGCAAAGCACATAATGATACTGCCAGGATTTTCGATAGCAGCCTTCACCACGCTGTAAGAACCAAATGCAGTTTTCCCACTCCTGTTGCCACCAAGCACTAGGATTTCATTCACATTATCTAGCTGCTCCCACGCCTTAAACCAATGCTCTAGCTTAAAGCCGTATCTGAAAGGGTCTTTATCGGCGTTGCGTATAGCTTCCTCCCTTGCAGAGTAAAGCTCGACAAGCTCCTTTGCATCCATCTCGGCAATCTCGTCATCCGTAGGGATTCCAAGTATTTCGTGGGGAGTCCAGTTAAACATTTTGGTATAACTCAGGGAATAATAATTTGTGGCTTATCGGTGAGTCCGCTCTGAATAATTGTTCAAATGCTTCACGCATCTTTGCTCTTTGCTCAACTCGCTCTTTCAAACTCTGGCAATCTTCGTCTATCTGTTTTCTTTGACGTTCAATGGTGCTTCGTTCATCTTCATTGATAAAACCAAAATGCCTCGCTATCTTTTTAAGTTTATTGATTCTTTCTGGATGGCGAAGTTTTCTTAGTGCCTTAGCTTCTCTTTGGCGTATGACCTCCTTTGTTACGCCCATTTCTCTACCAATAGCCTCTAGGGTTTGGTGCTTAAAGAATCTCCCAACGATTACTGTTTTCTCCTTTTCGCTCAAGGTATCCAGAACATCATCTATTGTAGAGTCAACGCTTGTTTCAATCTCATCGTATGGCTTTGGATCATAAGATAATCCATATTCCTGTTCTTTCCCAACAAGCTGGTGAACCGTCTTATCAATGGTTCTCAGTTCGATTCTTTTTTCGTTTGTAAGTGTCTTTGGCATGGCTTTGTCTTTATACTACAACCTCAGCTTCGATCACCTTGTTGGCGCGTCTTTGCTTCGATGCCTCAATAAGAACCAAAGCGTCCTCAATAGACAAGCCTTCTTTTTTGTTCGCCCCAGAATCGGATATTCCAGCAAGTGAGGATGATTTGTCCTGCATAATGCCAATGGTCGTAGCCAGCTTCTCAGGGGAAACCAAGGCCAGTTGCTCAGGATCATCGTGTAATTGTTCAGCTTTCTTGAACAAAAGGTCAGTGTATTCCATCGCAGCCATCGCGTAACGGGTCGAGAACTGCTTACGCTTCTGCTCCAAGGTGTCGGTATGAACCCACTCTAACCTACGAATTGTCTCGTTTGACAGGCTGGTAATGCGGCGAAT